TTGTATTTTATCCTGAATTAATAGATTTTTACGAAAAAACATATGTAAAAGATCCTATGGAAAAAAGAGGAACAGACCAAAATTTATGGGTTTGGGAATCTGCAGATTACAGTAGAAATTACATGGTGGTAGCTGATGTATCTAGAGGAGATGGAAAAGATTATTCTGCATGCCACGTTATAGATACAGAAACAAATGTACAAGTTGCTGAATATAAAGGACAATTAGGTACAAAAGAATATGGACATTTATTAGTTGGATTAGCTACTGAATATAATGAAGCAATGTTAGTAATAGAAAACGCTAATATTGGTTGGGCAACTATACAAGTTGTTATTGATAGAGGTTATGCTAATCTTTACTATTCACAAAAGAGTGAGTCCGCCAATGTAAATTCGTATTTTGATAAATATCAAGACCACTCTAAAATGGTAGCTGGTTTTACAATGTCCTCTAGAACACGACCTATGGTAATAGGTAAGTTTCAAGAATATATTGGTGATAAAGGAGTAACAATTCAATCAAAAAGATTGATAGAAGAAATGAAAACATTTATTTGGCGTAATGGAAGACCAGAAGCACAATCAGGATACAATGATGATTTAGTTATGGCTTTTAGTATGGCAATGTATGTTAGAGATACAGCATTAAAATTTAGACAACGAGGAATAGATTTAACAAAACAAACATTAAACAATATGTCAGTTAATAGAACTCCCTACCTGGGAAGTTATGGTGGAGGAAGCGGTCAAGTGCCAAATCCATACCAAATAGACACACCAGGTGGTAAAGAGGATATTAGTTGGATATTAGACTAATATTTATAACAATAATTATATATTAATATGGCGGAAAAAGGCGTATTTTCAAGATTAAGAAGATTATTTTCTACAGATGTAGTAATACGAAATGTAGGAGGTAATCAAATAAAAACAATAGATTCGGGACATATCCAATCCAGTGGAGAATATGAAACGAATTCATTAATAGATAGGTTTAATAGAGTATACTCTACTATGCCTACCTCTTTATATGGGGCTCAATTTAACTTAAATTACCAATATTTAAGAACACAATTATACTCAGAATATGATGTAATGGATCAAGATGCAATTATCGCTTCTGCCTTAGATATTGTAGCTGATGAATGTACATTAAAAAATGATATGGGTGAGGTGCTTCAAATTAGAAGCTCAAATGAAGACATACAAAAATTATTATATAATTTATTTTATGATGTATTAAACGTAGAATTTAACCTATGGATGTGGGTTAGACAAATGTGTAAATATGGTGATTTTTTCTTAAAATTAGACATAGCAGAAAAATTCGGTGTTTATAATGTAATACCTTACACTGCTTACCATATTGAAAGAATAGAAGGATCTAATCCACAAAATCCTGCTGAAGTAAAATATAAATGGAATCCTGATGGATTTGCAGGTAGTTCTTATGGGTATTATAATGTACCAGGACAACAATTAGATGCAGGTCCAGATGATAAAGGAGCTATTATATATGATAATTATGAAATGGCTCACTTTAGAATGGTTGGTGATGTTAATTACCTTCCTTATGGTAGAGCATATATTGAACCAGCTAGAAAATTATTTAAACAATATACATTAATGGAAGACGCGATGTTAATTCATAGAATTGCTCGTGCACCAGAAAAAAGAGTATTTTATGTAAATGTTGGAGCTATCCCTCCAAATGAAGTAGAAGCATTTATGCAGAAAACTATTTCAAACATGAAACGTACTCCACTTATGGATGAAAAAACAGGTGAATATAATCAAAAATATAACATGCAAAATATGTTAGAAGATTTTTATATTCCAGTTAGAGGTAATGATCAATCAACAAAAATTGATACTACACCTGGATTACAATATGATGGTATTGCTGATGTTGAATATTTAAGAGAAAAATTATTCGCAGCACTTAAAATACCAAAAGCGTTTTTAGGGTATGATGAAAATATAGAAGGTAAAGCTACCTTAGCAGCCGAAGATATTAGATTTGCTCGTACGATAGATAGAATACAAAGAATATTACTATCAGAACTAAACAAAATAGCTTTAGTACATTTATATACTCAAGGTTATACAGATGAAACATTGACAAATTTTGAATTATCAATGACAACACCATCTATTATATATGATCAAGAAAGAATTGAATTATTAAAATCTAAAGCCGAATTAGCAGGTACAATGTTAGAACAAGGTTTAGTACCATCTGATTGGATATATCATAATATCTATCACTTTAGTGAAGACCAATATGATGAGTATAGAGATTTAGCTAGAGAAGATGCTAAACGTAAATTTAGATTAGAACAAATTAAAGCAGAAGGTAATGATCCTGTATCAACAGGTAAATCATATGGTACACCTCATGATTTAGCATCATTATATGGTTTAGGTAGAACACAATCAGACCCAGCAAATGTACCAGACGGATATGCTAAAGATGATCCTAAATTAGGTCGTCCAGTAGATTCAATTACTAATAGAGGTAAACAATCTAATAATTTTGGCAAAGATCCATTAGGCGTAAAACGTATGAAGGATACAGACAAAAATGATGGAGATGGAAGACCTAGTGTTAGGGAATCTGAAAGTGCTCAGGTAACATTCCTAAAAAATAAGGAAATGTTCCGAAAAATGAACAAAAAACAGTTGGTATTTGAACAAGATCAAGATGATAGTAAATTACTTGATGAATCTCAACTAAAAGGTTAATATTTATAAATAAATATATTTTTGATGAAAATAAAACATTCAAAGTATAAGAATACAGGTATTCTTTTCGAATTACTAGTTAGACAAATTACTGCAGACACTTTAAAGGGTGATGATTCACCTGCTATTGGTTTATTAAAAAAGTATTTTGTTAAATCTGAGTTAGGTAGAGAATACAAACTGTATGAATCGATACTAAAATCTAAAGTAATTAATGAATCTAGAGCAACTATGTTTATTAATACAGCTCTTGATAATTCAGCTAAATTCAATAAATCTGGGTTAAAACGTCAAAAGTATAATCTAATTAATGAAATTAAAAATCATTATGATTTAAATACATTCTTTGGTGCAAAAATCAAAGACTATAAAGAATTAGCAGCATTATATACATTAATAGAAGGTGTAAGCAACGATAAAGACACAGATACTAACCAATTAGTAAATAATAAAATTACTTTAATTGAGTTTTTAACTAAGGATAAAGTATCAACTGAACGAAAAGATTTAGTATTAGAAGAATATTCTACATATGACAAAGATACTAGAATTCTTACTCAGAAAATAATGTTAGAAAGGTTTAATGATAAGTATAATACTTTAACTTCTGATCAAAAACAAGTATTAAAAGAATTTATTAATTCAGTAGATTCTACTCCTGGATTGAGAAAATTTTATAATATTAAAATAACAGAGTTAAAAAATACATTAAGTGCTGAATCTAAAAATATAAAGGATAAAGCTACAAAGGTTAAAATAACCGAAATATCTAAATTTTTAACTGAATTAAATAAAACTGATAAAGTAAACAGTAATAATTTAGTTGATTTGTTGCAATACTATGATTTAGTAAATGAAATAAAAACAGCAAATGGCCAAGTACAAACTAAAGCTTAAAGAAGCTCCCGCTCCTAATTTAGCTAAACAGGGTAATTACAAAATCGGTGATATCACTTATTCAAAAGATGGTGACACTAGGTTTGCTGTTGATGATATTAATCCTGAAAGTGGGCAAGTATCTTGGAAAGTAACTACATTACCTAATTTTGATAAATTATTTGATGATGTAACTGATGCTACTATGTCAGCTAAAGGTGTTTATACTAAAGTAAAAGATGACGAAAAGTTTAGAGAGTTTTATGAAGAATTAAAACAAACTAGAAACAAAATTAGAACTCATTTACGTACAGAATACCCAGAAGATTATAAAAGAATGACTATGAATGAAGGAGATGTAGAAGAAATGTCTATGTCAGGTGGAGCAGGTGCTTATTTAACACCTTATGCTTTTAAATTACCTAAAAAAAAGAAAAAAGTTAAAGAAATAAAAAATGATCCTGGAGCTACATTAGGACCTGGTCCAGCGGCTAGTGAAGATGGTGTAAAAGACAATGCTTATGTAAAACAATTTAAGTATCAATTAGTTCCTAAAAATAAAAATGGGACTTACGTACAAAAAGGTTCAGGACTTGAAGTTAAAAAACTTTTCTAATATGTATAAATATAGAATAACAGAGCAAGACGATAAAGCTGCAAAATACCAAGAAGAACGTATTAATGCTTTTAGTAACATAGAAGATAGAATAGATAATATTAAAAAACAACTACGTCAAGCAAAAATAGAAACAATTAAAGTATATAGAGAACAACCAGACACATTTGCTGTTGTAACACCTACAGATTTAATTGAAGATTTTTTAAAAGACATAGAAACATTATTAAAATCATAAAAATGAAAACATTACAAGAACAATACACTAAAATCTTAAAGGGCGATGGCCGTAAAGATTTATTCTTAAAAGAAGCGAAGCATAAATATCCTAATTTAATTAGCAATATTACTTCTTTTAAAGATGCTGAAACTATTTTAAAGAATAAAAGCATTATAAATGAAGAATTAGGTGGTGTAGTTACATTACAACCTTTAGTAAAATTAACCTCAGAAGATTTTAACCCAAATAAACAAGCTTGGGAAAATAAATATGAGCAATTT